AAGGACATTTCCTCAGTGCTAAGCTTGGCCTCCTGCATCCGGTCATAGATAAGCTGAAGGGCCTCCTTGCCGGACAGTCCGCGCAACTCGTCAATCGTCAGCTTGACCTTGCCGTTGAGCGCGTCGAACGCATCCTGAAGCGGGCCAGTGCCGCCCACAACGAACTCGCCAACCCGCTCGCGCGTGTCCTTGAAGATGTCGGCAAGCTTGCCCTGCTCGATACCCACCTCGCGCGCGGCGTAGGCAAGGCGCTGGAAGCTCTCGAAGGACTCGCCCGAAAGCTGCGCGGAATTGTCCAACTCCTTCGCACGGTTGGCAAGGTCGCCCACCATGCGATTGAGGCCAGCAATCGCAGCCGTGCCCGCCGCCACACCTACGGCAATCGACTTACCGAAGGCGGCGAAACCCTTCTGCATTTTACCAAGGCGACGCTCGGCAAGGGTAGCCCCCTTCTCGAATGCCGCCGTGTTCATCCCAAGATCTACGCGCAAGGCCCCGATGCGTGCATTAGCCATCGTTATCTCCTTGCAGGATGCTCTTGAGCGCACGAACAGCGCCAAGCATTTCTTCCGGCGATTGCCGTTTGGGGGAGCGCCGCTTGCCGGTCATCTTGTCGAGCGCGGGGAACTTCTTGGGATCGGACAGCGACAGGCGGGCAGTCAGCCACGCTTGCGTGATCGCTATCTCGTTTTGCCATTCCCGCTGTTCCCAATGGGCGGAAAGGACTTCATTGATCGTGCGCGGCGTTTGCAGCCCGAAATCGGAAGCGGACTGCCCCGCCGCACACCAGCGACCTAGGACTTTCGACCAGTCCCACGCCGCTTCTTCGGTGCGTTTCCCTCCGCACTCTCGCCGTCATCGGCAGGGAATGCCTGCGCCACGGCAGTCATGAGGGCTTCGGAAGCCTTGTCGATGCCGACCGAGCCGATAAGCGCGCCAGCGTCACGCTCGCTCATCTCGGGATGCTCCTGCTGGAGAGCCACCCAGAACAGCTTGCGGATAACCTTCAGGCTTGGGTGTTCCTCAAGCCCCTGGATGATCGACAGGACGCCGTTGACATCCTCGACATCGAAAGCCTCTTCGAGATCGCAGAACGTGTTGACGTTGAAGGTGAGGGTTTTACCCCCCACCTTCGTCTTGCCGTCTAGCTTGCTCATTACGCGCTAGCTGCCTGCGTGACCGCGCCGGTCGGCTTGAGCGTGAGCGAGCAGGTCTGTTCGCCGTCGAACTCAAGGTCGTTCACGTCATAGGACGTGCCGAAGGCGTTGAAGGTCAGGTCTTCGGTGCCCGACGCCGCCTTGGCGACCAGTTCGATCGCGACAGCCGTGTCCGAGGTGATCGCGGCAATGCACGCATCGTCGGTCGTGCTGCCAGCGGTGTATTTCATCGTGATGGTGAACTCGCCAGCATCGCGCATCCCACGGATGAACTCGCGCCAACGGTCGGTCGAGCTGTGCGTCGATACGTCGATCACTTCGCCAGTCAGCGAAGGAACGCCAATGCTGGTCACTTCCGCAAGCGCAGTCCCGCCCACGGAAACAGTCGCCCCATATGCACTTTGGGCCATAATCTATTCTCCGGCTTTTCGTAGGTCAGGCGGGGTTAAAGCGGACGTTGAAGTCCAGGCTTTGCCGAAAAACCTTGATCCCGCCGCCAAGGTCTTCGGGGTCCATTGCTCGCGAAGCCGCGAGGAATGCGTGTTCAAAGGCGATACCCGACACAGTGGCCGCGCCTTCCATCTCTGCGATAACCGCCCGCGCAAGAACTTTGGCCTCGCCATAGCTCTCTGCCCAGCAGTCAATCTGCACCATCGGATTGTCCAACCCGACAGCCCCGCTGTGTGCGTAATTCCGGCCCGCGCTTACGTCCTGCAACGTCACAGCGGGCAGGCTTTCCGGTCGCTCCATCCAGTCAACCGCTGGGCGGCTGTTTACCGTGGCAACCAGTGCCGCAATCGAGGCGTCCGCGCGAAGGCGGGCAACTAGGGCTTCCTCCACTTAGCGCCTCGCTTTCTTCTCGACCTCGACCCAGACCAGCGCGCCGATGGTGTCGAGCGTCTTCATTTCCATCCCATCCCATGCGGGGCGGGCAAACGGGCTTGCGCCGTGAAACCAAGTGCCGAACTCCTGCACGACACCTTGCACCACGCCGCTCGATACTCTCGCGCAGATCGCCTTCATCTTCAGGTGCGAGCGACCGCATCCTTCTTGCGACCGGCTCGCCTGCTTCGCGCAGCACCTTTCGCATTTTGTTCTTTGCCGTTGCGCCCTTTACCTGCGCCAACTTTTGCTCGACGCCCTTCAGTCCGTGTAGCTTGATCGTCGTCTTCATCCACGCGCTCCACGTTGCGCAGCGTCAACTCGGCCTTGGGGGCCGGATGCTCGTATTCATCGCCGGGGTGCTTCTCGAAGGTCTCACCGTGGCAGTTGCCGTGCGGCTTCAGCGCGCGAACCTTCATGCGCTTGCCCTCCGAATAGCCGTCCACTCAACGCCATCGCGATCCAGCGGAGAGACGTTCGTGATGTCCCAATAAAAGCCGTCGAAATTGATACGGTCCGCGACCGTCACGGCGAGCGTTTCCGTGCTTGCCAAAGTGCGGAACGTGGCGGGCTGGTCAGCGCCCTCAAGCCCTGCGTCGCGGCGCTCCTGCCCCGAGCCATAGATGACCTCGCACCATGCCGTGCAATAGGATGCCCAACCGCTTTGAACGCCGCCAAACGCATCCTCTGATGTGCCGCCGTCGCGCTCGATGGTGACAAGGCGGTCGCGATTGCCGGACTTCACTGGAACACCCGGAAGTTCTCAAGAAGAGCTTGCACCGCGAACGGGGCTTCCTTCTCGCCGCCAACGCCCTCGCGGTTGTGGAACCAATGCGCCACCAACAGCAGGCAGGCGTGCTTCAATGCCTCCGGCACCTCCGCATAACCGACCACTGCCGTAACGGTCACGGCTTCCGCGTCGCTATATACAGTGGGCCAACTCTGCCCCTCTGCAAGCGTGATGATCGGGCGCAGCGTGTCCGCGCCCCTAAAGTCATAGACCGAAGATGCAAGCGTCTGCTCGGCATCGTCCGCGTCCTGATATTCAATCGAGGCAATCGACTGCACGGGCGCAACCGGCAAGACCATCCGCGCACGAAACGCCGCGCGCGAGAATGCAACCGTCTGCTCGACAAGCCGAATGCCGGTGTAGCGTTCGATGTAGTCGCGTGCTGCCGCAATATACAGATTCAGCGCGGTGTCGTGGTCGCTTGACGTGACGCGACATTGCGCTTTCGCCTCGGCGAGCGTGACCGGCTCGCTGCCCGCCGCAACGGTGACGACAGGCTCGGTCCACATTACCGCTTTTCCTTCTTCGGGGTCTTGGCCGTGGCGCGCTCGATTTTCGCGGCGACAGCGACAGCGATGCCAGCCTTGATAAGACGCTCGGCCTCATCTTTCGACGCGCAGGTGTATTCGTCGCCAACATCGTAAGCCTTTTCGAGCGAAACGATGGGCTGGGTCAGCTTGACCTTCATGTCATTCTCCCATGTGGGAAAGGGGGCGGGACCGTAGCCCCGCCCCGAGTAGCTTACGAAGCAGCCGTGATGAGGTGCTTCACAGCAGCGGTGTCGCTCAGTTCACCGTCGAAACGGATGTAACCAGCAACGCCGAAGCCCGGCCAGAAGTCCTTGTCCTGGATTGCACCGATCAGCGGAGCGCCGACCTTGCGGACGTAATACTTCTTGAAGTCGCCAAACAGCATGACCTTCTTGGCCGCGCCGAGCGAGTCCATCGCCTGGTTGATGGTGTAGGGGCGTCCGTTCAGCGTGTTGGGAACACCAGCCTGCACGTTACCGGCCTGCCACAGATAGTTCCCGTCGCCATCCTTCAGCTTGCGAACTGCAAGAAGGGTGGAGTCGTTGAACATGTAGCCGACGCCCGGTGCCGAGCGATAAGCCGGATCGACCGAATGCTCGAAATCGAGGATCTCGTCATAGGTGATCGCAGCCGTCGCGGTTGCGGTCTTGCCGAGGCTCGATGCGGTGACGATGCCGTTGGGAGCCGACGAACCCGAGCCAGTGGTAAGCTGGAGGTTCGCGATACGGCCCAGACGCTCGCCGAGAAGCGAACCGAGCAGGGCTTCCATCGCGAAGACGGAATCGTCTGCCAGTTCCTTCGAGACGCGCACCCATTCGGTATCGAAGGCGTATGCGTCGAGCTGCTTTTCACCGAACGTCACGTCCTTGCCGCCATCGTCGGTCAGGGTCGCGCCTTCGGTGTGGGCACCGGCAGTCACAGCCGTGTCGTTCACGGTCGGGAACGGCATCGGGTTGCCGCCGCTGGTCGTGATGACGCGAGCGATGTTCTCGTCATACATCGGACCGAAGGCCAGCATCGAACGGACGAGTTCCGGCATCATTTCTTCGGGGATCGTGTAACCACCCGCCGCTGCCGAGGTCGTCTGAGCGCGAAGCTCCACGTTCTGCTTGCCGCGCTCAAGAACCGAGCGGGCTTCCGGCGACATTGCGCCGAGCTGGCCCTGCGAGCGGATATACTCGTGGAACGCCGAACGGTAGCTGATTTCATCGCCGCTATCGCTGCCGCGCGCTTCGCTGTCACCGTTGGGGCGCTGCTTTTCGCGGGCGCGCTCTTCGGCTTCCTTGGCGCGGGCTTCGAGATCAGCCAGCTTCTGTTCGCGCTCGATCAGCCTTTCGGTCTGGTCGAACTCAGCCATGATCTTGTCGTGGCGTTCGTCCAGTTCAGCCGAACGGGCTTCGTCGGTGTTGCTCTTGATTTCCTCAAGGGCTTCGCGGGCCTGCGTGACGAGGCGACCGCGCTTTTCCTGCATCTCTGCAAGGTTCATGGTGTCATACTCCACAAAAAACCCGCCGGAATGGCGGGCTTACGTTGCTGGTCGGGAGCACCAGCGGGCCTCCGGCGGTCGCCGGGAATCTCAGATTTTACGGAACTTCTGTTCCTGCTCGGCTTTACGAGCCGCATATCCAGCACGCGCCTTCTCGGCTTCGCGCTTGGCTTCTTCGTCGTCCCCGCGCGCTTCATCGCGCGAGCGAAGGGCAATATCCGTCCCGCCATAGGCAGGCTCGGTCACAATCGACACGTCATAGAGAACCGTGTCGGTGATCTCGCGAAGGTCGAGGCCGTCCGCATCGGTGCCCGCCCAATTCTGCCCACCCTGGGGGACCGAAAAGGCAAAGCTCATCTTATCGAGATCACCGCGCCGCATCTTGGGCACGATCCGCGCCACATCGGGGTCGGTGCCGTCGAGCGTGCTGCGGACCTTTAGACCGCGCTCGTCCTCCTCTAGCTCCAGAGTGCCGGAGCGAGTGCGCGCAAGCGGCAAGCCGCCGTGGTTTATCAGGAAGGCCACGTCGTCCTTGCGCTCAAGCGCGTTGCGGAAAGCACCCTTACGGATAACCTCGCGGAACACGTCACCGATGTTCGTTTCCTCATCGAACACCGCCGCATAGCCTTCGACCTTAACCGATCCGTCATCCGCAGCGCGAACCTCGACCGGCACCTCGACAGTGCGAATTTCCTTATTCATCTGCTTCCCCCGCCGCGTCCGGCTGTGTCCCCAGCGGCACCGTCGCGCCCTGGATCAAGAGATCGTCGCCGTTCTCTTTTGCTTCCCGATTATCCAAGCGGCGCGCCTCATTCGGAGTGAGAAGGGCATTTTGCACCGCCGTAGCCATGCCCTCCATTCGGCTCGTAAAGTCGCCGCGCATCAGTCCGTCGAGATTGTGCTCGACATAGCGACCGCCATTGCGCTGCCCGAACAGCTTAAGGTTCAACTCTTCCTCGAAAGCCTGCGCCCACTGCGCAATCACGTGCTTGACGAGGTGCAAGTCCTGCTGCTCGGTGTTCGAGAACGTGCCGTGGGTGAGATCCTGCAAGAACACCGGGGGCAGGTTGTAGAGGCGCGCGACCTCCTCGATCTGGAAACGCCGTGCCTCGGTCATCTGCCCCTTGTCAGGATCGAACCCGATAGGCACCAACTCATAACCGGCGGGCAGGTTGGTGATCGGGACGTTGCTTTCCCGGCTCGCTTCGATTGCCTGCTGTATCTGTTGCTGCGCACGGATCATCGCGTCCTTGCCAGCGGGCATCGGCCCCTTAACGGCCAACGGAGGCACGCCCCCACCAGCGAAGAA